ATGGAATAATAAATTCATCACCTTCTTGTAAACCAAATTGTCTATATGAATATTTTGCATGATATTGTTCATAATTATTTACATTAGATGGTGAATAATTAATAAAATCAGTTAATAAATATGTTTGTTTATTTGTAAGACCAGAAACAGTTGTTGCAACATTATATTTATTAATTCTATGAGTATCAAAAAATTGATCAGCATTTTCATTAATATCAAAAGGATTAATAGTTGAAGATTGTAAATCAGAATTTTGTAATTGTTGATCAACATATGTAACAGATTTTATAATTTTTAAATCTGTTGCAAGTTTTGGACTTGAAACGTAAAGACTTGCACCTTGAGCAACAACATTTTTAATTGAATTTAAAAATAATGAATATTGTTTTAATATTAATGCTTGAGGATCATTTGGAAAATTAGCAAATATTTCATCATTTGTTTCTGGATAATTCATAAAAGTTATTAAACTATATTTAGATATATCAATATCTTGTTCAAGATTAATAAATCTATCTTCACCATGATAATCTTTCCATCTGGTTATATTAATTGGAGAATACTGAATTTCATCTATATTATTAGCAGTTGACAAATACCATTTTTGTGGTTCTACAAATGATTCAATAGCATTTTCTAATATCCAATATGTATTTTTATTATAACCATCAGTTACATAAACAATAGTTTGTTTTGTATTTTCTGTAATTAAACTATCTACATCTCTTGTTAGATATTCTCCCATATCATTAAATACCCAAATTCCATTTTCTTCTGTTTTAATTTGATTAGTTAATAGTATTCGATCACCTTTAATTAAATTTAATCCACTAATAGTTAAATCAGTTCTTGGTCCTTTAAATAAGTCAACTCCTGAATAATTTCCTTTTGTACTATCAAAATCAATATTATTTTTAGGATTTTTTTGTGCAGCAGATTCATTAAATTTTTTAATACCATAATATGCTTCTTCAGTATTTGTGTTCCAAACTTTGCCTGGTCCTAAAACTAAAACATTATCTGTTACTGCAACTTTAACATTTTTAAGTATATTTAATTCTTTTATATTTGTTTTATCTAAATTAAAAATATCTGTTTTGCTATTTAAAGTTTGATTAACTACACTGTAACATTCAACCTCAAAATTATTATCTAATTCAATTCCATTTTTACCAACTGAAACTAAATTATCCCAATACAATTTAAGTGCTCTTTTTTTATTTGCAGATACTGATGGTGTAATCATTTTAGCAGTAACTTCTAAAGTTTTTGCAAATTTTTTAGTTTCTTTTCTCCACAACCTAAATCTTTTTTTAATTTCATATTGTGAAATTGGTATATTTACACCATGAGCAAATGTATGCAAAGCACCACTAAATGCTCTTATTTTATTTACTGGACTTCTTACAGATCTTACAAATATTTCTTTTGTTCCAATAATATTATCTTGACCAATAAAAAAATCATCATTTTGTTGACTAAATGGTCTTACGTCAACACTATTTTCAATATCTAATTCGTTATTTATAACTTGATAATGACATTCTGTTATGTTGTTAAATAACCATTTTATAGTTGGATAGAATATTTGATATTCATTTACTATACTATCAAATCTTTTATCTAATTGTGAATCAATCCAAATTTCAATAAATTTTTTATTAAACTTTGTTCCATTTTGTTTTATTAATCCAGGACGACCAAAATTAACAACAATATGATGCCATTCGTTATCTGCTACAACTTCATTTCCAATAAATGTAAAGTTAACATTATCTCTATTATAAGTATCGTAATATTCAATACAAACCTTTCCATCTTTTATGCATATATTTAAATTAATTAATGCTCCATCTGGAGAATTTCCTAAATAATACGGATAATCTTGTGTTACTGGATGATTTGATTGTACAGTATCATCAACAAATAATGATGTTACAGATGCACCTGCTTGAGTTGATGCACCAGTAATAAAAAGTGGATTTGCAGCCAGATTTCTTGAATCAATTTCACTTGTTCCTGAAGCAATAATACAGTTTTGTTTGGTAGTTTTTATTGAAAATTCAACGTATCCTGCTCTAAAAAAATCAACCCAATTTGCTAATTTAATTGAACCAAAATCATCAATTTCAACTTGATCAATATAACCAATTGCGTTTTCATTAAAAACAAAAGTCATTTCTTCTTCATTAATAGTATTTGTATAATTATTCCAAGTTTTAGGATTTATTTCATTTTTTCTGGTACCATAAATTTGAGTATCATCATCAGTAACAAAAGAAATTAAATCTCCAGGATAACCATAACCTAATTGTACACTGTGAGCACCATGACGTGATAAGTTTTCAAATGTTGTATATGTATCACCAGCATAACTTTGTGTATCTGGAAATATATAATTTACTGGTTTACCAGGAATTGTTGGAAATGCTAAATCATAAATGTATCTATTTTTTGCACCATGTAATAATTGTGTTTCCCATTGATCAAATAAGAAAAATGTATTTTTATTTTCAAAACCTTTAACATCTTTAAATTTCTTTTCTTTCATTATACAATCTCCTTCATTGGTAAAATTGAATTACTATCACTTGAACGTAACCAAGCAGCCCAAGGACTTAATATTGTATAATAACTAAGATTTAATCCTACAGTATTGATATATATTCCATTTGTTTTGTCATTTATTAATCCTATTGTACCATTCATTGGTCCACCTGGAATAGTTATTTTTACACCAGCACTGTTAAATATTGCTGTTGCTAATAAAATATCTGCAACTATGTTAACATTATCAACTCTTTGTGCATTAACTATTAATGCTGATGCTGTTAATGCCGTGGCATTTATAGATAAATTAAATACACGATAAATAGTTGGATCAACTAATAATGAACTTGCTGTTTTTGCAGAATCTAAGAAATTAACAGTAGTTGATATTGTTGGATTGACAAATAAACCAGAAGCATCAAAAGCACCTGATATGTAATTACTATTATCTTTATCTGGCATAACATTCCAAAGATTTGTAACCATAGTTTGACTTATTGCATTCTTAGCCCAATATACTTCATCAATAATTAATTTAGTATTTGTTGGCTGAACTGGTAATGCGGTTGATCCAAATGGTGTAATCAAACATCCAACAGAAAGTCTTGGATAATTATTGTTTTCATTATTTGGTCCAGAATCTGCTGAAGATGCATTTGTTGTAGTTCCAGTATAAGAACCAAGGTTTACTGTTGATTTAAGAACGGCATCTACATAAAGTCTAACTATGTTGTTATTATTATTTGTATGATCAAATTCAATTACTATAAAATGTCTATTGTAATCAAATAAATTTAATGTCCCAGTATCTTGTTCAATCCAAGTACCACTTCCATTATTAAATTGCATGTGTAGTTTTCCTTGATATTGATACAATACAACGTGTTGATTATCTTTATATCCATTTAAATTCCATAAAACACGCAAACCAGTTGTTGAATTATCATCTAATGCTCTTTGAAACCAAAATGCTGAATGATAACTATTTTGTCCAGTACCCCATGAATCATTCCATTCAGATTCTTGTAATACTACGCCGTCTGTAGTGTATGATGTGCCTGCGGTTTTTGCTGATTTACCTGTTATTCCTAAATCTGGATTAACAATTTCTCCACCAACAACAGTTGAATCAACTGAATAATCATTATCACTTCCAGAATCATAATAAGAATCCTGGCTATCAAATGTTACATATCTATATGGAGCAATATTTGTTTGTACATAATTTGAATAAACATTATTTAAGAAATAAGATTGTGGTTTTTCAGCATAAGCAATTAATGGTGTTTCAGTATAAGTAATTCCATATTCAATTTGTGGATCTACAAATAATGCAGAAGCGGTTATAGGTGTTGCTGATATATTTTTACTTACTCCAGCAATAATTGTTGGATCAACTAATAATGCTGATGATGTTAATGGTGATTCTGTTATTATTGCATTTGATGTTACTACAAAATTATGATCTCCAGATATTGCATCTACAGAATATGCAACTGGAGAAAGGTTTCTATTTGGATCTAAATTATTTATAAATGTATAATGATCAATAATTGTTGAATTTGATAACGCTGTTGGATAAATTGCAATTTCATCAATTAATACTTGAGCACTTTGTGTGCTGTTTTGATCTTGAAACCAACCTTTATTTCCAGTTAAATAACTATTTAATTGATCCCAACCAACACATCCAATTTGAACATAATTTATATTTGTATTAGTATATGTACGTAAACTAATTGTTGCACTACCAACTGCTGAACCATTAACATAAAGTGTAACACTTGAACCACTCATTTTTAATACTACGTGATTCCAATCATTTTGTTTTATACTATTAGCATTGCTACCAAAAAATCTATCATATGCCTCATTAGGTACACCATTAACAGGATCTGACCAAGCAGGTAAAGTTTCACCCATATTTACAGCCATTGCATTGTATGGATAATAATATCCTATTTGAAAACTTGCAAAATCAAAATATAGTCCAGAACTTGACAAAGGTTTAAACCAAGCCTCTAATGTAAAGTTTTTACTTTGCTCTAAATTATAAATTGTGTTATCTGCATCTTCTGGAATAATTCTAATATAGTTCTTTGCTTGAAAATATGTTCCAGTAAACTTCCAAGAGTTTCCTGTACCAACCATTCCCATGTCTCCACCAGAGGCCTCATTTGTGTCTAATGGACCATTTACTACTGGGCCTCCTAATTCATATGTTACATTTTGCCATGAACCATAATTTATTATGAAAGAAGGAACATCAAGATTTGTATAAAATACTGGATTTGATTGTTTTACTAATGCAAAATAACTTGGAGTTACATATATAGATGGATCTTGTAATAATGCAGTAGCAGTAAAACTAGATACTGGAAGTATTGGTTCTGGCAAAAGTGCACTAGCAGTTAATGTAGTTGAAGAATATGAAACATCTGTTGTTCCTGTAATTGTAATATTGTCACCAATTATGGTTGATGCTTCTAAAATTTCTGTTACTGTGAAGTTTAAATTTTGATTTGCTTGTACTGAAATATTTGATGGAAACGTTGCAGATACTAATATAGATGTTGTAGTTTCTGTATGAGTTCCAGCAGATGTAACTGTAATGCTTGGTTCTGTTTGAAGTGCTGTAGCAGTTGATGGTGTTTCTAAAATATTTGCATCTATCTGTATAGTTGGATCTTGTAATACAGAATCTGTTGCTAACATAGGATCTGCAGCAATTATTATTGGAGGTGCTGATGATCCAGCAGCCCAAATTTCTTCAATTACTGCTTGTGTATATATTGATGGATCTCCATAAAAGAAATTTGATATATTTGTAGTTACTGTTGTTGTGGTACTTCCACTTCCTCCACCAAAACCAAGTTGAGTTGGTGTTTGTATTGCTGCTGCACTTGCGGTAAATAAAAGTGTTCCATCTAAGTAATACTGTATATTATTTGTTGTATTAGCAAACCTTCTTACTGCAACAAAATACCAACGATTTGCTTGAAGTGTTGTTATTTGAGGTGTTTGAGTTCCTGAACCAAAGTTAAAATTTACTTTATTTGGTGCAACTCCTTGACTACTTCCACCAACTCTAATTAAACCTGTTGTTCCAGAATTATATAAATTAATATATCCTGAACCACCATGCATAACATCAAATTTAAACCAAAAACCAACTGTAAATAAACCATCTGTAAGACCATTATATTCTGCACTTGCTGTTGTAGAAGTAAAAAATGTATTTGTGCTTGCTGAAGTTGTACTTGTAGTAAATCTCCATGATCCAGAACCACCAATTGGTCCATCTGTTGGTTCATATACTGGTGCTGTGTTTGTTAAAGTAAAAGTTCCATTAGTTGCCGTGCCAGTTCTAGTGGGTGTTAAAGAATATGTTTCATCAAACTCAATAGCACGATCATGTGTATAACTAGTTATTTTATTATGTAATGTACTCATAAAAAAAGACTACGCCATTGCTAGCGTAGCCATTCCTCCTATCAAAGAATCTTTTGGATTAATTGCAGAAAGGCTATGACCGTTTACTGTTGGTTGGGTTAGAGTGAAGCAAGTCCAAGTTGTTAATAGAGAGGTTATGTCAAGGAGACAAATACCTACTTTTAACGTAGGCTCAACTAATGTTGAATTAAAATTAACAATAATTGAACCTGCTTCAACTCTAACGTTCATTATGCTACTGTTATCCTTACGATACCAGTTGCGTCCCATGTAATAGTAAAGTTACCATTAGATGAGGATTGATCTGAACCAAAATCAACATAACCAATTAATGGTTTTGTTGCGTTAGTTGCAGGGGTAGCATCATAAATAACTGCATAACGTGCAGTAATTGTAGATGAAGACCAAGTTACATCGTCAGCATCAAGAACGATAACGTTTGTTGCTGAGTTGTATGTATTGGTTTTGTTGGCAAGAGTATTTCCGCCAGCGGTATATCCAGTTCCAGTTACTTCATTTGCTACTACATCATCGTAGTAGTTATGTGCATCTTGATCAGGAGTATAAGCATTTGTTAAAAGAGCAACCTTGATAGTATCAGTATCAAAATCAATTTCTTTATTTAATGCTTGTGATAGGAATTGTCCGTATAGTTTAGAAGCCATTTGTCAATTCCCCCTTACGCTGTCTTTTCGACAATTGCGAATGCATCTGCATCTGCAACTGCGAAACCACGACGAATACGTGTTTTTAGAACTACACCATCACGATCAAATTCTGCATCACGAGAAACAACTGATTCTACGCCACCACGAACACCATTGATTAACATTTGGCGGTTACCAACGATTAATAATGCGTTTCCTGCTGGAGAGTCTGTTGCTGCTGCTGATGTGGCTGCACCGTATGAAACTACCAATGGATATCCAAATAGAGATCCTGGTGTTCCTGCTAATGGATCTGGTAGAACTAAGTCAGAGTTACCTTTGACCATTCCACGGATTTCCTTAAGCATTTTAGGATGAGCCATCCATACAGTGTTTGCTGAATCAAATTTCTTTGAGTTTTCAACAAAACCAAGTGCGTTGTTGATGTCTTCATAAGACATTACTCCGCCTGTTTGAATGATTTGTGAAACTGGTGCAGTTGGGCTTGTTGCTACTGCACGGTATAGAGATGTAAACGGTTGTCCGTCATCTCCATCGCCTGCTGCTGTTACTCCAAGGCAAGCATTGTCATACTTACGAGCAAAACGAGATGCCCATTCGCGTTTGTACACTGAAAGTGTATCTACGAGTTGGTCATTTACGTCTTCTTCTGAAATGTGCATTAATTGTGCATATTTTCTTGCTGTCAATACGATTTCGTCAAGAGTTGGATTGGATGCAGGAATTTCTGCTCCTTCTGCTACCACTTGTGGTGCATCTCCAACAAAGCGAGGTACTGACTTTGTGCGAGAAGCCATTGCTTCACGACGAGCAAAACGTTCTACAGCAGAATTAGCAATAAGATCTTGAATTACTGCAGATCCCTGCTCTTCTAAAATGTAGCCGTTTGCTTCTGTTAAGTCTACGCGACTAATTGTCATTTTTATCTCCTTAAGATAAATAGTTTATTTTTGTAAAATTTAAATCGTCTAATTTAATTAATAGGCAAAGCAAACGTCCATTTACCTGCCTATTCAATTGTATCATAGATTTATATTTTTCCAAGTATTTTTGCTGCTTGCAATTGAGTTGCTGTGTACTGAGTGCTGACACTTGCTCTTATAGCAGTGTCTGCTTGACCACCAACACGTAGTTTTGGATCAAAAATCTCAGGAAGATCTTCCCTAAGTTGATTAAATTGATCTTCAAAACCAACAATTTCAAGGTTTTCATCAAAAGATAATGATTGTGTATCAATAAATTTTAATAATCTTTTTGGTTCCCTTATACCTTCATCAGATAATTTTTGCATAAGTTTGTCCCTTAAAATCTTTCCACTATATTCTGCAATTTGTTGATCTTTGCTATCTAAGTCCACTTGAAGTTGTTGTTTTTCTTCTCTAAACTTTTTAGCATCAGACTTTGCACGATCTAGGGCAGCAAGTACTGCCTTTGGATCATTTAAGGTTATTTCTTCAGTTGTTACTTGTTCTTCTGTATTATTCGTTTCCAATTTGCCCTCCTGTGGCTTCCATTATTACATTATTGGTATTTGTGTTTTGACTTAAACTAGTTAGTGATTCTTCTGCTGCTGCTATTTGCTTTGCAACTTCTAAATCATAACCCATTTCAATAAGAACTTGCTCAAGAGATACCCCAACTACTCTTTTCTTTACAGCAACTTCCCAAGCATCTAAACTATCAATGCTTTCAATATCTTTCCATCTAACTTGAATGTTTGGTTCTGTAGAGTTTTCCATTTTTAGAATAAATCTAAACATATCTGCCCAAGTAGAACCAAAAGTAATTTGACGATCTTTTACTTTAACAATAAGTGGTGACTCAGCAGTTCTTAATGATTCACCAGATGGAATACTTCCAGTTTTTTCAAAATAATGAAGTGGTGTGGAAGTAATTGATGCCATTGAACGAACAAAGTCTCTTATTGGTTCTGTAAAGACTTTATGATCAGCAGGAGCAAATTCTCCAACTTTATCAACACCTTTAAGATACCAAAGTTCCCCTGGACCATTCTTTAGACGACCAATATTTTCTTCATCTGTTCCTGTTTCATCAAAGTCTTCAAATTCAGAAGAGTTTCCTGAACCACCTAACGCATAACGCTGTGGTGCTCCTTGATAATCAACAGTAACCATATGTGTTGTCATTAATTTATTAATTGCATCTTGTGGGCCATAAGCATCTGTGTGTTCTGGTCTTCCGTATTGTTTAGATGTACGGAAATGAAACACTGGTACTTCTCCCCAAGGATTTTCTACTACAGAAACTGGTAAGAATCCGTTAGCAGAAACAATGTTTATAACTTCTCCAGGCATTGTATATTTTTCAATACGATCTGGATAATACATGTTTAAATGTGAAGTCTTTTTTGTGTAATCCAATGGATCTTCTGATTGCCACAATTTTGCAGCAAATCTTTTAATTCTTGGATTTTCATCATCATAAATCATCACAGTTGTAAGTGGTGAATTGTAATCTACAGTTATGTTTCCATTAATATCTGTCCAAACAATTGCATAACAGTCACCATAAACTAATGCACGACGATGAATTTCATCAGCATCAATCTGCAAATCATTCATTTGCCATATATCATTAATTTTTTTATTTGCTTCTTCTGTGTTGGCAGTTATGTTTGCAATTTCTAAACGATTAAGAACTGAATCTACTACAGTTCTAGCAAAGTTAAATCTAAAATTGTTTTTAATTGTGCCTAATACTTGAAGCCATCGATTATTTGAAAAAACCTCTAAATTGGTTCCTTCATAATATTCTTCAGCAACTAAGTATGTATTTCTTCTATCTACTATTGTATCAATAGCCTTTTTAATATCAGACATGTTGTCCCCTTAAGTAATTTATTTGTTTTGTTTCTAGTTTTACTGCTTTATTATCTAAGAAGTATAGGATACCAGAAACAACAGCATCTAATACGTCTTCGTGAGATATCTTTGGGAATGCCCACATTTGTTCTTCCAATACATGGAAATGTGCAGTATGTCTGACTTTTCCTTGTTGGTAGAAATTTAATGCCTTACCAGCACGTATTTGTTTTGATAAGTGTTGTGATTTAGATCTATATTTGATTGGAATATGTTTAAACACATCTTTCCATAAGTCTCCACCTTGGTTTACTTCAACATATAAAACACCAGCATCGTAAATATTTGCTAGGACAGCAACTTTGTCAGCAATTTCTGATGGTGACATTTTTACTTGCTCAGCATGGCGTACATATATATTGTTTTTACCCAAAGCATCCACCCCTCTTGATAGTACTGCTATTCCTGTAAAGTCAGAGATTTTGTTTTTTGTAACTGCTGGATCTATGGATATTATAGTGTTTCCATATTCAATAACCTCTTCTACTATTATATCCTCATTTGTCCAAAACATACCATCTGTGCTTACTGGTTTGTTCATATAGTTTTTAGCAAAATCACGAAGATGACGTTGGCTGTTTAGCCATTCAAGAGACCACTTTTCTTGCCAAATAGATCTTTCAATGCCCTCATCATTTTGCATTATTGCTGGATAGTAATGAACTTTTACATTTTGTTCATCAATCCAATTTAATTCTTGATCATCATATTTTTCTGCATATTTTCTAAACTGATCCATTACTGAATTAGGCATAGTAGTTGTTCCAACAAAAATCATGCGAGCAAAGATGTTCATTGGGGCAATATCATCAAACACAGTATTCTTTTGTCTTCCAGCCTGGTATTCAGAGTAATTCTTTTCGCCTTTTTCTATATCATCTAGGATAATTAAATCAGGGCGTTGTCCAAAAACCTTTTTACCTAAAGAGTTTGTGTCAATACCATTAGCATCAAATATAAAATCGTTGCTTTGAATAATACGCCAAGAATTGGACGCCATGGCACGACCAGACGAAGATACAATCTTAGGTTTGCAAAGATCAGGATAATCTGTTTGTAAGTATTCATTTGACTCCAGTTCGTTTTTAAATGTCATTAAATGCGTTTCTGCTTGTGATGCAGCATCCGAAAATGCAGCAATAAACTTAACATGCCCATGTGCAGCAGCCCACATAGGTAAAATAAGGAAAATCCAGGTACTTTTACCACATTCGCGTGGGGCGATAAAGGCATCACGGTTTTCTTTCGGATTTTTGGCCTTGTGAATCCAGGATTTGCCATACTCTGCTAAATCTGTGTGAAATTCTGATAAAGTTATTTCTCCTTTATCGTTTTTTAAATGATGAGGCAAATAAGTTAAAGCAAAAAGCATAGGATCATACTTAGTTAACTCTTTTCTACCTTCAGAAAATGTCAACAATTCAACAGGAACCGCATCTAAAAATTCAGTCGCCAACATTATTTTTTCTTTACACCCTTAATTGGTTTTTGGTTTGATAATAAAATATTATAAATATCATCAATCCTTGATTCCAACCTATTTACTTTATCTGCCAATGAAGAACCCCCATTAGGCTTAAGTTCAGATAAAAAGGTTTTGATCATATATCTATATACCCCCAGAAAACTTGACAACACCCCAATCAAAATTACCCCAATTGCTGAAATTATCTCTGGAGTCATTATAAGACTATTCCATATTGAGGTTTGTTAAGAATATTTTTCTGAGACCACAAAATAAACAAAAGAAAATTTAATTTCGTTTTGGGTACCCCTTGACAAACCTTTATATCTGTGATATTATCAAACCTCATTGTTTGCCAAACCTTTGTTTCTTAATATATTGTTTCTTGCTTTAGCCTCATTTAATAGATCCATGATAGCCAAGTCAGATCCATCTTTACTTCTCTGTTCTTGGATGATAGTGGACTTACCTTCTATAAGGTTAATGGTTTGTATAGCCTTATGCACTGCCGTCGCCAATTTGTTAAGTTGATCAGGATCCAGAACATCTTGCATCAATGCTTCTACACATCTATCTAATACTGCTTGTGCTGCTATGATCTTTTCTTTGTCTGAGTAAAATGCTTTTAAATCCCCCGCCATTTTTGCCAGGGTATCAAGAGTGGGCATCTCAAGGTTACGCTCCCCAAACCACTTCTTCGCTGTATGATAAGACTTTGGAAAACCTAAATATCTAAGTGTTGGACCAATACCCATTTCTTGGGCTGTTTGGATAAACTCTGTTTTCTGTTCTTCTGTAAATTGACTATATCCCATGATATTCTCCTATAATGGTTTGGTAATTACGTTTTACGACGCACGTCTGGCGGCCTCTAGGCATATATAAAACCTTCATACCAGATCATCTCTTTCTTCTAGCAATTTCTCTATGGTTTCAGATAAGTCTTTGTCCAAACCTATGTTTATGGATACATCTGTTGTTTTTGTTTTGCCTACGAACTGTAGTACAAACCCTAGTTCTCCAGGTGTATATTCTAGGTCTTTTGCATATGGGAATAGTAGCATTTATCTTTTATACCGTCCCAAATTCTACTAGTTTGTGCATCTATGCAATTATATCATTAAAAAAGAATAAGGGAAGTTTTGAACAAGGTAAGACTTCCCCTACTCTTCGTTCACACTAGGTGAACTTGGCACAGGTCGGCGGGACCGTACATCTATTGTATCATGTTTGCTTAGATTGTCTTTTTTGTGCTGCCTGTACGTATTTAACCCAACAAGGTTTGCAATAAGATATTCTGCCATCATGCGAAGTTCTCATAACAGGGAACTGACCTATTGGTTTCTTAGTTTTGCATGTTAAACAAACCTTTGAATCTCTGATTATTGTTGGACCAGTTTTTTTAAGATTTTCTCTTTTAATTTTACCCATTTGATTACAGCAAATTATGCAATAGGTTTGGATACCTTTTTTTGTATAACTTGATTTATAAAATAATGAATAATCTTTTGTCTCTAAACATCTAGGACACTTTTTTTGCATTTTTATGTTTCCATTCTTTGTTAAGGTATGTTTTTAATCTATGGCAATTAGCACATAATGTCCAGATGTTATCTGAATCATTATCGCCTGGAATGCCATTCTTATGATCTACGTCCAATTGACATGGATGCTTTGGTACAAAACCACACATTTCACAACATGGACCTTTTGTTCTTCTTCCTACCCTTTTGCAAGTATTACAAACTGGCCCATAAACCTTTTGTCCTTTATAGTTATGGCCAACTAGTCTTTGTAGATTTCCACATTGACAAGTACCTTGTACTATCCTGCCGTTTGCTCTGCCTTTATTCATTGTTCTACCCATCCTATTTCTTTTAGTTTACCCTCGCAGAATCTGCAGATTTCTTCTTTATATTCTGTTTGAGATATAGTTCCACATTGCATACACCAGTGGACTAATTCTTTATCTGTCATATTGTCTCTTTCTTATATATGGCCGAAACGGCCAAAACCTTAGTATCTTCCCAGGAAGAAGGTACTTTATGGTAAGGGATTTTATTTTCTGTAACTTTATAATTACTATTAGTAATACTATCATTAATACTATTATGTCCATCAATATTGGACAACTGATCTTTTAAAATGGACAACTGATCCTTTAAAATGGACAACTCACCAAACCAATATACTGAAATATTTGCTGGTGTCTTACGTTTCTCAATTAATATCTTATTATTTATCAAGAAATCTCTTACCTTCATGGCTGTTTTTCTATCTACTCCAGCCTCTCTTGCTACCGTGACCCAAGACGGCATGATATCAGTGCCCATCTTGTAATTGCCGTACATTGATACTACGAAACATACTGCCTTAAAATGTGCTGGATTAATGTTATTTGATCTTATTAGATCTGACGGCATATCTTTGATCAGCCGCCTAAACTCGTGATGATTAATGGTACTCTCCTTGTTATACTACCAAGTATACCACAACTATTTAAAACGTGTCAACTATTCTTCTTCAGAAAAATCTACTTCAGTAGCCAAAACCTCAGCAGCATATTCGTATGCACTTGACATTATGTTATTTCCTTCACCAACTATTTCACCCATAAAATCCATATATTCACCAATATCTACCTCATCCCACCCATTCTCTATATCACCTTGAGCAGATTGAGTAAATGCTTCTGGAACATAACTTTCATAAACTGATTGTTGTCCTTCATTTCCTATCATATTTTCCATAGTATCCAATGCCTCATCAAGTGCTTCTGCAATTATTTGTCTGGCTTGTTGTTTTAATCCAAATTCCAAAGCCTTTGAGAATAATCCCATTAAATAGTGCCTTGAAATTTAACTGCAGTCATTCTATAACTTTCTACTATTGCAAAAGCATTTAGGATTGGTTGAAGATTGCTTATTTGCCAAACCGTATCATCTAAAATAAGATTATTATCTGCATCTTTAATATTAGCAATTAAACTTCCTATAGCAAATGGTTCTTCACTTCTTATTGTCATTTTTTGTGTTTTATCAATACCCGCAATAATTAACACCTGGTCAACAAAATAATACTCTGTTTGTGATGTATCTCCAACTTGTTTTTTAACAAATTTGTATAAATCACCAGAATACTTATATCTTTGAAAGCCAGATGTTTTCATTATATAGTTATCCAATCTGGATATGAAATTGTTTGTGCAATTCTTCCAGTTTTAATAGCACGAGATTTAAAGAAAGATAATTTTTCACAAATCATAACAGCCATTGGAGCAATAAAAGGTGATGCCTTATCGCTTTGTTTAAAAGTTGTTGATGAATCGTTTTGAGTCGTTGTTGATACTGCCATTTGTTCAAAAACAATATCTTCATTGTTTAACATGTAAGCAGATTGATAAGCAACAGCACGTTTTAATATTTCTAAATCATTTAAATCAGTAATTTCTGATTCAAATTTACCAATATAGGCTTCAATTGCATATTGTGATCTTTGTACAAGTGCAACATTAACCACTTTACCAGTAATTGTTTTTACTTCATTTATAGTTGTAAACATTTTTTCTCCTTTTTATTCTGCCAACCATTGTAATCCAAGCCAAGTCATACTCAATGTTGGAATTTCTTGTATTGAATATATTTCTTCAGCCTCAGTAGGATAAAGATCTGATTGATAATCTATGTTTTGACTATCAGTATTTGATCTAATCATACCGTTTGATGAATTAGATGGTGCCTGAATTAATGGCCCACCTCCACCATTTGTTGGTTTTGTTTGACCAAATGTGGTCAATTCTCTAATATTAACTTTTCTTGGTAATCTATTTAATCTACTTGTAGAATATTGCCACATTCTTGTTGAAACAGTTTCATTTGTATCATTTTGTGGTATTGTTTGAATAATTGATTTATTATATTCTTGACGACTCATTGTATAAGTATCTTCAACAAAATTAACAAAGATTTTTCCAGTTACTGGTTGATTATCTAATAATTGATTATTATGAACAATTAATGTAGTAACATTATCATCATATGGATTTGATATTAAAGTTCCATTATTATAATAATTATTTTGTAATTTTGTAATTGTTGTACCAGTTATTACATTTTGTGGTT